TATCCGTCTAAATACGTCATCCGCTGTGAGCCAACCTGCTACACTGTCGCGTTCTGCTTCCTCTGGCGTTAAAAGTCCCATGATTTCTAGCTTGTCCGCTTCTCTTCCATAAGAACCGATCCCTTCAACAACTGAAACAATACGGCTTCCGTCAAGTTTATACTTATTCGGATACTCCAAATGGTAGGAAATAAAATTTGAATCTGGGTAGCTTTCACATGTAAAGTCAAAAGGAATCTTTTCTTTTTCAAGCATCTGCTTTAACTTGAAAATCTCTTTATATTTAATCTCTATGAAATATATAGCCATATCACTCATCATCCTCTGTCACTTTTATAAAAAAGCCATCATCTCTGCAGTAATAAGTCAATGTATCAATATCGACTTCATAAAGCGGCATAATTTCTTCTTTTTTTATATCTGCATATAAAATATCATCTATATTTCTTCTTTTAATTCTGTCTAATAGACAATCAAATGAAATAATTTTTACTTGCATTTTACTCTCCTATCTCCATTCTTTTTGCTATCTCGTACTATCCAGGAAAATACACATCCAAAACAACACCTTTTTCTATAGATTCATCAGCTACTCCGATTTTTTTGCACTCCACATGACTAGGGTCTTTCACCCACTCACTACCCCATCGACATACAGTGCCAAAAATGTCTCCATTTGGGTGTATTTTAACCGCCTCCGCTTCGCTTTCCGCACAGACTATCGCTGAAACATACTCATCGTAACTCGCGTTATCGTCACGCTCAATTAAGTATAAGTTCATATACATACCTCTTTCATAAAATCTTTATACATCAAGCTCGGTTGAATCCCTGTATTGTTTTGGTACTTTCCACTGCTGTACAAGTCATAGTCACCTTTTATGGTATGATAATAGATTTGGCATACTTCAATATCAGGATAAATGATCAGCGGATGGATACAATAAATTTCCAATGTCCAGTAACCTGCAAAGCCAATATCTCCGAAACCAGCGGTTACATGGATACACAATCCCAAACGACCTGTAGAAGAACGTCCTTCTAACATAGGTACATATTTACTGGTAGTTGTTAATTCTTTTGTTCTTCCCAAATATAACTTGTTTGGCTCTAGTAGTAGCCCTTCTGGTGGAATAATCAACTTTTTAGTCTGATTTGGCTTTCTCATATCCAGTATGTCATCTTCATATACCAATAACTCATTGTGCAGCGTTAAGTTATAGCTGTTTGGGTTTACTTGACTGGAGCTGAACGGATTTATCACGATATTTTTATTATGTACTTCTCTTTCTATTTCTTTTCCTGATAAAATCATAATTCAAATTCCTCAGCTGCTACCCTTAATAAAAGCAAGTAGTTGATACTATCACATATCTTTTCATCCCATAACTCTTCAATATAATTTTCACCACTATGCACCATATCAAAAACACTCACAATATGTTTTGCCATCATCCCAACCAAAGCTTGTTTCATATTAATTCCCTGCAGCTCCGCCGCCACTCTAAAATTGTGCAATGCATCTGCATTTGTTGCGTACATTTCCGCTTTTGTTCCTAATAAAGCTGTGCATCTCTCTAAAGTTTTTTGAATAATTTTATCCTTTTCTGCGTGTGTCATATAGCTACCTCCTAAATAAACTCAATTACAAGTTCTTTTTCAAATACTTTCGCCACTTTCTCCAAAGTCCTAAGGCTGGGATACCCAACGCCATTAATTAACCTGTTAATTTGTGTGATACTCACACCCGAACTTTCCGCTAAATCAGCTTGATTCCAATCTTTTTCTTTCATTAACTCTTTTGCTCGCTCACCTATAGCCATTAGCCATCACCCCACAACAAAGGTTGTCCACATTTAGGACAGCTCTCAACTCTTTTTGTTCTTGATTCCGTTACATATCCTAGAGAGTAGCAACAATAGGGACACACATATAACATCTCATCAAAATAAAAAGATAACTGTATAACAGGCTCCGCTGCCTCGTTATTCCTTCTTGTTTTCATTCAGAGATAACCTCCCATCTATAAGACGAATCATTTTTTTACATAGTTCACATCCATGCAATTCAATATCTTTATTAACCTTACCCATAGCCACACGCAAATCATCGAATTGTCTTCCTCTGGATAACAACGACTTTTCTTTTTCAGACTGTTCCAGATAAGTACGTTTTATTTGCCCTCTTTCTTTTTGCGCCTGTTCCTTATCCAGATAACCTAAACGATAATCATGATATACACACCGCATAGATAGATACGCTATTTGTTCCGATTGCGCATGATATTTTGGTAGTGGTTGGCTTTCAAACGCCAATTTTTCTATTTCATTAAAATCTGCCCACATAATCCCACCTCTTGACAGATTAATTTTAATATGTTACTCTTATTTTACAGGTACTCGATACCTGTATTTGTTGTTTCTATTTATATAATTTAATATTTTCAATAAATATATTATCTGTGTCTTACTCTGTCTGGCATAGATTTTTTATTTTTTATTATGTACAACTTGTACGACTTTGTACGACTTAGGTTGTACGTTTGAAACCACGCTGTCATGCGGTTTTTTAACTTTTGTACGACTGTACGACCATTTTCGTAAATCTCTATACGCGCGAGAAATTATATATATAAATTAAAAAAATATCTATATAAGTATATGTGTAAAAGTGGTCGTACAGGTCGTACAGTCGTACAACCGCATGAATACTAGGTTTTTAAATTTTGACAGGTCGTACAAAGTTGTACTTTAGTCGTACATTCAATCATTTTCTTCCCCTAAATATCCGAAATCTTCATTTTCTTCTATTTTAGGTAGTTGCAAAAATACACAATGACAAGGGTTTCCGTTGATACGTTTCAACTTCGTATATCCTTTTGCACCAACTTCAATTAACTTTTTCTGTCTTAACCACGATAATAACGACCCACTGTTAAATCCTGCTTCATCACAAATACGATTAAAAGCATTTCTTACTATATATGCTCTGCCTTCATCCAATTGTCCTAAAACTTCGGTTATCTCACTGCTCCCGCAAAATTTATTTTTATTCTGGACAACATACTCACATATGTACTCATAAGCACGTTGATTTACAGATACAGCTTCTTTGCTTTTTAAAAATTCGCTGATTTCTTTTACTGTTAATGCCCTTCCATCTTTAAAAATCCAGTCTGTTACCAACTTATCCGCAGTTAGCACAAGAGCGGCGGCACCTGCTTGCTTTTCCATTGTATCTTCTGTTTTGGTCTGTGCGTAAATTTGTTCATAGATGATTTGCGCTGCCTCTATCATTTCAGGCGCTTGCAACAGTTCAACAAACGCTTTACCAGCAAAGCCGTAATTTGATTTTAAAAGATTTGCAACATAACGAGGGTCATCAAACAGTCTTTCTGTACACTCTACCTCTAAAATACGGTTAACCGCGCCACCACCAGACGAAGCATTTGTAATAGGCATTTCTCCGCTTGTAATGATACAATTCGACCATGTGGGAGTTTTATCTACTCCACCACTTTTATTACCTCTGGTGCGTCCCGCGCCCTCGGAAAGCATATAAATAGATTGGTCGAAGTCTTTTTTATCTTTTATGATTTGTAGTTCATCTAATATAAGCGGTAAAGAGTTAACGAAGGCAGCGGATTTTTCACGTCCTACTGATGTGCTGTTAAAAGTATGAATATATCTGCCAACTTCGGGATTCGCCCACACGCTGGCCGCTAACATCAACCCTACAGTTTTACCTACCTCTGTTCCTCCCCAAATGTGAAGAAAGAATGGCAAACCACCTAACGGCTTTACCAGCACACTGGCGAAACTTGCAGCTAAAATCAAGCGCGGAAATACATTTCCTGACCGTACCTTTTTGGCAAGCTCTAACCATATATCATAGTCACCGTAACACTGTACGCTTTCAAAATATGATTTAAAGTTCACATCTCCGTCAAACACTAAATTTTCAACATATGGGGAAAATCCTTCTCCATCAATCCAACCTAAACGGGAAACGCTGTTTTTTTCGGGAATTAAGTCGTAATTTAAAGATTCAACATCATGTAAGTACTGCACTAATAATTTTGAATTTTCACTTGTTACACCTACTCCAACATTGGCAAGCTCTAAAATTGAGTTATTACTTGCTAATGTCTTTTTATCCGCTAAAGTGCTACGCCACTGCTTTCCTTTACGATAAGAAATCATTAGTTTTTCTACTCCCGTATCAATGTTGACAAGGCGCATAATCGGTAAAATCGGATGATTACAGGCGAATTTTTCTCCATAGTCCGTTTCAATAGATACTCCAAACTCGTCAGCTCTCCAAGCCCCGCAGCTAAGTTCAAGTGCTTGTCCTTCAAACTGCGTCACACTGTCCAAAGCTATCGGTTTAGTCAACTTCTTTTTCTTCTTTACGTATTCTGAAAAAATTTTGCGAAAATTCTTAACATTGACCTCTTTAGCGTTATTTGACATTTGAGTTATAACACGCTCTAATGTAAAGCTATCATCTATGTACTGATATGCGTATTCATAAGGAGTTGTACTGCTAATATAATCTTCATAGGTATATATCGGTATTCCGTTTATAATCGATTCTTCCGTCACCCGTACACCTCCTTCCATTTTTCAAAAGTATTATATGTATCAAGCCAATACTCTAAATAATCTGTGTGGTGTAAAGCATATATAAAAGCAGGGTTTAACTGCTCACTTGACGTTTTCGGCGCCAATCTCTTTCTTTGCAGCCACAGAGTACGAAACCAACAACTTACAACATAATAATGGTCTTTGTACATTTTTTTTAGGTTATCAATCTTTTCTTTTTCTGATTGAATTTCTTTCCAACGAGCGTCTAAATCTCTTTTGCGACTTCCTGATTGTTGGCACAAGCCAAGTCCAAAATCGTCATCTAATCGCATGATTGCGCTGCCAAAATCAATCTTGAAAAGATGAGCAACAAAGCTGATAACGTCACCGCCCATACCACAGCCAAAGCAATAAAATGTATTGGTATCGGTATAAATGCGTAAACTCGGCGTTTTTTCGTTATGGAAAGGACATGAAATAAATCCTTTTTTAGGTCTATATCCATACCTATCAATGATATTTTGAATTGTTATAAGCTGTTTTATTTTGTCAACATTATCATTGTAGTAATTCATCTACAACACCGCTTTCCAAACGTTCTTTTAACTCATAATAAAGCGTTTTATATATTAGTTGTCCTGTGAGCTTTGGAGTGCAAAATAATATATGCGTCCCGTACCTTGCCTCCCATGCTTTTAAGCTGGCCACCAAAGCCATAGGATTCAACTGACTGCGGTAATTTCCTGCAAAAATATCTTCCCAGCTTGTATTTTCTATTAACAAGTAAGGTTTTCCACCTGTACCTTTTAATCGGTCAAATTCACGCACAAATCTTTCACGACCGCGTGTAAAATTAGAACATACTTCATCTGCGCTCATTTTGCGTTCAATGACCACTTTATCCGCTAAAGAATAAATCGTTCCGTTTGGTAATATACACTCACAACTGTAGTCACCTGAATCTAACTTTTGCCTCTTATAAGAACATTGCATTGCTTTCAACCTTTTATGGAATGCTGCCGTTTCCTGCTCCCTAGTATCCACAAGCACTGTTAAGCTTTCTAGACAATCTCTTACTTCAAATGGTGTCATGTAAATCACCTATTAAAAAGGGAGGTCTTCGTCGTCTAGGAGTTGTACCGTTTCAGGTTGTGTACTTCCTGTAGGCTGCACAGTAGATTTATTTTGCAACGGCTTATCTTTCGGAACTTCAAATTTATTTTCTCTAATAGTGCTTACAGATACCGCTCTAAACGGCTGAGTTTTCCAACCACTTTTATCGTTATATTCCCATTCTTCACGTCTAAATAAGCAGCCAAACAATTTTCCTTTTAATGTGGTTTCATCCCAATCCCAATGATAACCTTGGTTGCTATCTTCAACTGCTTCTGTAAATGCTCTAAAAATACTTTTTGTCCACTCGTCCTCTTTTGAGCCGTCCTCTTTTGGTAAGTAAAGTCTTAGAACGCCTCTCCATTTTTTATCTTCCGAATTTTGATTTTTATAATCATTTTTGTAATAGTCTTGATATTCACCCTCTGTAATATCTAAACTTACGTCCAGTCTTGAAAAATCGCCATTCTTTCCACTAAAAGTCACTTCTTTTGCATCCATAATTTTTGCGATATATCCACCTGCTGGTAACGTTACAAAATCTCCTGCTGCTTTTACATTTTCCCAGTTATTAAATTTTCTCATTTTTTATTCTCCTTGTTTGATGTTATAAAATTCTCTTATTTTGGTATCTACAAATTTCAAGTCGTTATCAATCGTTATGCTATCAAATAGCCCCACAGGACTTTTAACGGTATCCATGCCATTTGTTTGCGTAGTAAACATATATTTTCCATCTTGAACCAGTGTTTTTAAAACAATAGTAAACATGCCTTCTAACGTAATTTTTTCATCTAACATTCTTCCGATTGTTTTAAATTTTTCGTTACCATTATTATCACGCTCTATATGGCCTAAAAAATAAACGATTACATCACCGGGTAAATCTTTAATCACCATTTGCACTAAATTCCAAAAATTTAATGCTATATCAGTGAACTTTTGGTATCCGTTTGATTTTGCGTTGCGCATAAATTCATTTACCATTAAATATTGCGCATCATCTATTACGATGGACTTTGTTTTTGAACGTAAAATCACATTTGAAATCAAATTATAATCATCAGAATTAAATGGCTTTAAATCTGTTTTAAAAGGAAGTGGTTTATATCCAACATTGATAATGCCAAGCTCTCCGTCTTTAAAATTTCTCATAGAAGTTGTTTTTCCGCTTCCCGATTCCCCTATTATGAGCACAGGAACCCCCATAGAATCACTCCTTTATTTTCAGTGGACACCGCTCCCCAATGCAGTTTAATGGGTCAAGTATCCACTCGCTTGTTAAGCGGCAGCTATACCTCTTGTAGTTATCCTCGTACTTTAAAAAAAGCCAGCACCAACGACAAGCAACGTCACCGTTAGGGAAGTTTATTTCAACCTCCGTTTTTCCTTTTTTGTATGAGGATACGCCGCTACTCTTCATCTTCTCGTACCTCTATCCAGTCACCGCTATAAAACCACTCGACAAGCATTTCTTCAAATTCTTTTGTCATTTCTTTGTCTGGCTCCGCCAGTGGTCTTTTATCATATCCCAGCTTTGACATGGCATAAGCCACAGCTTCCTCTTTATATACCAGCCCGATATCACGATTTTTGCATATCCCTTGATACCCGATTAATGGCGGCCGCTTAAAAAGTGGATGGTCTTCATATCTCATATCCTTCGCCCTCCAAAAACACTTTAATATCGAAAGGTTTTTCGTCGTCCCATCTAATGAATTGAAAATTATCTTCTCTGAAGCAAGGCAGGTCAATAAAACTTATCCAATCTCCATCGCACTCCCATGAGATCTTGTTCCTATACGGTAGTAAAGCATACGCACACAAAGTTAAATCCATATCCCTTGCTACATATCTACACCCTAGAGTATATAATGCTTTTAAAATTTCTTTCTCTTTTTGAGAAATTTCACAGCACTTTGTAATCAAAGTTGGATTTGATAAAATTGTTCCCAGCTTTTCATTTCTGATAATATCGTCACTTTTTGTGATAATACCATAGTCCTTGTCTATGCAGTAAGTGGTGTCTCTCCCCGCAAGTCTAAATTCACATCCGGGATATAATCCCACTAAAGCTAACGCTTCTAATAATTTTGATTTACTCATTTTTATTCTCCTTTATACTTCATTTCCCCAGAAGTCCCACTCTCTAATGCTTTAGTTATCCTCCCTTGTGCTATATCGAAAAAATTCTTATCAATTTCAAAACCTATAAAATTTCGTCCTGTTTCCATTGCAGCGAGAGCAGTTGTTCCGCTTCCCATAAAACCATCAAAAACTAGGTCATTTTCATTAGAATGCTTTAGGATACACCTCTCAATAAGCTCTATCGGCTTTTGATTTTGATGGAGTTGTTTTTTTCCTGCGACTCTATCAAAAAACCATACATCCGTTAATCTCTTGCCATTAAATCTCTTTCTCCCTTTGTTCGCTAAAATAATCATTTCATACTTTTTGCCGAACTGCGCTTGCAAATCGCCAGCAGTATGGTTATTTTTTACCCATATAATGATATTTTTGATAGTAAAATACTTTTCAATTTCTATCTTAAAAAAATCAACGGTATCGCAACTGCAAAAAACGTATAAAGCACTATCATTTTTCAAAACTCTATAGCACTCTTTTAAATATTTTTTTACAAGTTCTGGATTGTCATCATTTTTTATAGAAGTGCAAAAAGGATGTTCTTTGTTTTTTCTGCGATTTGTTCGGTAATCGATTAGATAAGGAGGGTCTGTTACAATCAAATCAACACTCGAATCTGCCATCCACTGCATTCCATTGATACAGTCTTCGTTAAAAATCCTATTAATCAAATTTGACACACCCTCCCCTTATTTGGTATACTGAAAGCGGTTAATTTTTTTCTTTGTTCCGTTTGAGCTGCAACTCTTACGGAACTTTTTCTTTTTACTTAAAAGATGATGGACTACTGCAAGCAAAGCTATCCCTGCGATACATACAGCTTGTCCTATAAAAAAGCCTGCTGCATCTAGTCTGCCTTGCTCAAAGCTCCCGACTACGCCAAGGGCCGATATAGTGAAAGCAAATGTTAGTCCGATTGTCACCCAGTCAAATATTTTTCTCATTTAGTCATCTCCTATCACTACTTGTGGTAGCTTAAACTCTAC